AAGTCTTCATCTACACTTTCTTCTTTCATGGCAACTGATGCCATATTCTGTTTAGAGGCATTAATTTCTCTAGCCTTTCTTCTAGCTAGCATCTTTTCAACAAACTTTCTGCCTTCTTTAGTACGCCCATCATACTGTGGCGATTTATTCTTTTTCTTTTTATCTTGTTGGACATCTGCAGGCATATCAACACCACCAGCTCCTACTGAGTTGGCAGCGGCATCTTCCCACATGTCATTAAATTTTTTCATTTCTTTATGTCTCCACTACTTATATATAATTTCTGATTGGTTAGAGAATGTGTTACCTCATATATGCCAGTGTTAAACATATAGTCCACTGGTTTACTATGAAGTGTTACTATAACTTCTTGGCCTGGGAAAGCAATTATCTCTCCTGTTTTATTACTAGCCATTTCATTAATTAATTTATACCTACCTGGATTAATTACATCATCTTTAATAAAGAATACACTCTCATTAAGTGATTCATCCAAGTCGTTTAAAACTTCGTCTAATACTTCCCTAATTTCATCTTCTGTTAGATTAGTATTTTCTTTAATTAAGAACAAAGCTGCAGCATAAGAAGCTAACTTTGTTTTACCGAATGGTACTTTCATCAACAATCTTTTAAGATTAAAAACTAACCTATGAAATACTGTATAAACTTCTTTTTCTTGGCCAGTTGTTAAGTCTCTTGCCTTCTTGAGATTCTTACCATTCTCATCAATAATGCCCTGTTCGTATGCACCTGTTTTATCCCACGGCGTTACTAACAACTTTAGAAACCTAAAGGCGTAAAATAAATCTGCTGTACGTGATACTACACCCATTAAATTTTCCTTAGTACTTCCACTATATATGGATCTAGTGGAACCCCTACTTGTTCATCTTCTGGTAGATAATTTAAAAATACCAGAAATGGTTTTATATATGTCCAATGTTCTGGTTCTATTTTATACCAGATCATTCTATTAGCTGCTTCAATACCAAACACATTATATAATACTATTAGATGATTTAAAACCAATCTTTCTTGTAATTCATCATTTACTTCGTAGCGTCTAAGGAGCCTTTTAAGATATTTAAATCTAGCCAAGTCCTCCTTAAATTCGCCTATGTCTATACATTCAGGATTATTATAATTCTGTGCCGCATAGAGCTCAAAATTCTTCCTATTTAAGGTATCAAATATTTTCATCATATAGTTATTTATAATCGCTATTTTAGTTTAGTAGGACCATTAACCTTAGCTTTATATTTCTTAACTATACTTTGTACATTTCTATCTTTTAAGAATTTATCTAAAGATGCAACGTCACCATAAAACTCTAAGGATGCAGGAGCAGAATCTCCACCATCAAAACTTGCTACATGCATATTTTTGATTTTACCTATAAGTTTATCCATCATATCCATTTCTTTTTGGTTAAATCCAAAGTCATCGTTAAATTTATTAGATGAATTACCTTTAATTACATGAATAAACATATATGCTTCATGGCCTTTTCTATCTCGATCTTTATAGTTCTTAAGGTCTTTTACCCCTTCTGATAGTTCTTTTCTAAAAGCTTTAAATGTTAACATTACTTAACTCCGTCTTTGCCCGGCTCATCTTCAGAATTGTAGTTCTTATCTACATAGTCAAAGAATTCCTTTTTCTTCTCACCCTTTAATTCAGCAGGCGAATCAACTCCAAACTTTTTAAGAGCCTTATCAAAGAATGCTTTATACTTAGCTTTATTATCTTCAGCTTCATTCATCTTATGAGCTTCTTCAACTACGTCTTCATTTACTTCTTCATTGGCAAGTTGTAATGCCGCTTTTACTTCAGGATCATCTGAAAGACCTTTCTTCATCTTTTCAATTTTCTTTGCAGCTCCAGTCATATTACCACCCATTTTAAGAGCAAGTTCTGATGCTTTCTTAACTAAAGATTTTGAAAACTTAGACTTGGCTTCTTCGACTTCTTCTTTGTCTTTTTCGTCTTTATCATCATAGTCTTCGACTTTGTACTTCTTACCAGATACAACAAATGTGTCATCGCCGTTCTTACGAGCAGCATTAAGAGCCATGGTAAACTTATTACCTTCTTTCTTGACATCTTTCTTGTCTTCTTTCTCGTCGTCGTGTTTGTTATCCTTATCGAATCCTAATACTTCTTCAACATCCTTTTTCTTTTTTCCGTGATAGGCTTCTTTCACGTTAGTGCCATCGTCTTTCATTCCTGACTTTTTAACTGTGTGCTTAGCCTTAAACTCTTTCTCACCTTTAGCAACAGGTTCTGCAACCTCGTCTACTTCTGGCTTATCGTGAGAGTAACCTTTCTTAGCTAGGGCTTTATGCTCTGCTTCATCTTTGGCTACTGCCTTCTTACCTTCAGGACTCCACATATCATGGGGATATTTGGCTTCCTCTTTCTTTACTTTACCTTCTAGTACATCACTAACTGCTGCAGCAATGCTTAGAGTTTCTTTATCATTGATTTTCATTTTGATTTCTCCTATTGTATGAAAAGCATTCCTGTAATAGCTGTCGCTGTTGTAGCAATGACTATCCAGAATAGTTTATTAATTATATTCACAGTTGAAGCATTAGAACGAACTAATTCATCCAACCTGTCTACTCTATTTATAAGAGCTAATATTTGGGCACCCTGTTGTTTACCAAATTCTGTTAAGGTGATTATTTTTTCTTCAGCACGGGCCAATGCAATAATTGCTTCAGACATTTGATCAATTTTTTGTTCGATCCTATCTAAACGCGCGGACTGCTCTTCTCGCTGCTGTTGTGCTGTTGCCATGTTTTATTACCCTGCATTTTAATGGGGTTACCCCCTTTATTAATCTATGGAATTCTTCTTTCTTAATATCGAAGACCATACCTTTTTTTAACAACCATGGAAGGCAATCTTGTAATTGAAATTGCCAACCCTCACCATCTAAAATTTCTATTTCCCGATCCTCATGGTCACGGTGCCAAACGAACTCCGCGTCCTCTTTACTAGGGTCGAAGTGACGTACATCAGCATCTTCCCAATACGGTTTACCAAAAGTAAGATCCACCACCTTTTAATCCTAATTGTTTTGCATACTTAGGAAGACGACATGCCCAATATCCGGCTTTTGTCTTGTCATTCTTAGTAGCACATTGATGTCTAGCTGCAAAGTTTCTTGCAGCATCCCTATCATTAATTTTTGCACTTAATCCAGTAGTATCACCGAATTGAATCTTAATAACATTCCCCTTTGCATTCTTTACATATACATAATATTTAGCCTTACCACCCCGTTTAGGAGAGTTTAATTCAACATCCTTGTCTTTAGTAGCTTCAATCATGGGTTGTTCTAAAGGCACATGCTGGCCTTCATATAACCCAAATCGTTCTTCTATATGTTCTAAAAAACTATGCATTATAATCCCTTTATAGTTCTTACTACCTTACTCATTACCATTTTAAGAGCAGTAAAATATGCCCAACCATATCCGTAAAAGATATGAAAAGTATGATTCTTTTCTATAGCAGATTTAGGGCCAAACTTCTTAGTCCAGTTATCTACCCATTCACCTTTATATCTTAATACTGCATGTGACATCTTCCACTTACTTGGTCCAACACAACAGATACCTGCTTGATGGGTTAGTAGTAACCACCACATTTTTAAATGACTTTCTCCAGAAAGTCTCCAAAGAATAGATAGTGCATAGTCTTCGCAATCTCCTACTAGTTTACCTTCTGCATTTTCAGAATAGATTATCTTCCAAGCATCAGCCATGCCGTATTGCTCTTTATCTTTTCTGTATTTCCATTTAGTATTAAATGACTTTACTATCTTATCTCTTTCTTTATTTTCCATTTTTCTGTCCTTTTATCCATTTAACTGCAATGGAATTTTCTGGAGCCTTAGCAGCCCAGGTTTTTATATCTTTATATGCTTCTAAAGAAGACCGTTCAATATCAGACCCTATAGAATTATCTATAACAATCATTCGATTTCTAAAAAGCCCTTGAAATTTACCAATGTTCTTTTGCACATCTTTCCACATTTTACTTACCATATCATCTGGTAAAGAACGTGGTCTGTTATTATTTCTATTAATTGCCGTTTCTAAATCAGTATTAACAAAAATCATATGTACCGCATATCCAAGTGCTCTTAGCATATCAACTTGGTTTCTAATTTTGCTATAATCTTTACCAGTACCATCAACAACAATACCCATTCTACCTTCTAAAGCTCTGGCCATTATTTTACCAGTGAGTGTCTTAGCACTAGCCCTTACAGCCTGTCCTTGTGCAGATGCTATATCATCTGGATCAGTAGTAAGGCCTGCTTTCTTTAATCCTTTTTCAAAAGCATCATCAGAGTTAATTAATCTAAACCCTAATGCTTTTAGAGCAGTTTTACCAACTACAAACGATTTACCCGAACCTGGGCCGCCTGCAAGAAATACTGCTTTAAAAATAGAAGGATCATTAACACCTTCCATTAAATCAAAATGTTCTTTCAGTGATATCATTTCTTTAAATCTGCCTCAGCATCATTTACTTTAGATACTTTCTTTTTCAGTGCAAGTCTCATTTTCTTAAATGTATTAGGTGGCATACTTTCTTTTTTCTTTCTCAATGCTTCTTTTTCTTGTTTAATTTTCTCTCGGGCCGCTTCTAATTTCTCTCGGGTCTTTCTCTTATCTTCCATTGACTTTGCTTTCTTTTCTGCAGCTGCCAACTTACCCTTATCCGTAAACTTTTCTTTACCCTTTTTAATTGCTGCCTTTGCACCAGCTTTGGCGCCTTTGGCGGCTAATTTACCAGCCCCTTTGACACCTTTCACAGCCAATTTAGCGGCACCACCATATACTTTCTTATAAAAACCTAATATTTCATTAAGTTCTTGTTCAGATAAATTATTAAATTCCTTAAATGTTTTCATTTTTTCTTTAAGTCATACCTAAATGATTTTTCTTTTGACTGGCCTTTCTTAGTAATACCATAACCCGCCATGGCAGCAAGTTGTTGAAGCAGAGGCCAGTTTTTTTCTCTATTCTTTTGCCTAGCATTTTTCATCATCTTGTCTTTGATATCCTTGAAGAGAGCAGAAGCCATATCAGTATCGTTCATTACCAATGGCGCTTCATCAAGATTTGCTTGTTCCTTGAATGTCTTCATTAGTCTTTAATCTTCCCTTTAACAATATCTTCTAAATTATTATCTAACCACTCATCAAAATCATCTGGATCATCACCAACATAAGGTTCATTTTTGAATACCCAATGTTTAAGTGCCTCTTCAGCAGCTCTTGACAAGTACTTATCTATGTTACCAGTTCTTTCTGCCTGTTTTAATTCCTTACCATACCTGCGAACAATGTCCTTCATTGTCTTAGGATAAGTAACTCTTTCTCTTATTTCTCTGAATGTTTTCATATTACCCTCTAACTTTGGCAGCAAGGTCTTTGTCTGCCTTACCCCATGTTCCTGATGATTTAGTTACAAATGAATTAACTCTAGCAAATCCCCATTGTTGTGGAGTAGTGCCTGGTCTATGGCCGGTACGCCATGCGGCAACACCTCTTTTATAAACTTGTTTTAAGATACCTAAAGGCATACCTGACTTATCTGCTTTCTTCTTTAAACCAGCATCTGCACTACCTTCATCAATATTAAAGTCTTCAAATGTCAGTAAAGATTCTCCAAACATTTTGTCATATTTCTTAGTGTGTTTCGATGGTTTTGTTTTGGCAGTTGCATCGCCGGGTGCAGGTTTATAGGCCGCTGGATTATCATCATCCATTTTTGCGCCTTTATTAAAATGTGCTTGTCTTTTATCTGATGTGGATTTCTTTAACCCTGTGTGATATGCTTTAGTTCTTTTCTTCTTTTCTTTTTCTTCTGTTTGGCCAGGGATACCTTTCTTATATGTCTTTACTAACTTGTCTGTCCCTTCTTCACCAGCGCCACACTTTTCTATAAGTTCAACTTGGTCTAACCAAACTCTTTTCTTCCATTGACCAAATTCTACTACTAGATAATTAGTACCACATACTAGAATAGTACCCACATCATTTGTTTCTTTTAATGCAACGGTATCGCCTTCGGAAAATAGATTACCTTCTATATATTCTTCGCGTGTTTCTGATACTTTAGGTAGTTCTACGTGTTCTCTAAACTTTGGAGATTCTTTGATACCCATTGCTTTTCGTACGGTAGTAAATAGTTCTTTAGAATCATAACCACTCGGTACACCTTTTGCAAAACTTCTCTGATCCCCTTCTGCTGCAGCTGCTCTCATTTTAGAAGCGGACATCCCTGTCACTCCCTCTGCATCTGGATCTCTTTCTCCTGCTGAAATTACTTTTATATCATCTTTGAATTCATAGAAACCATGACGAGCCTTAACACCATTATACTTGTTAAGTAGTACTTCAAATTCTTTTACTCTATCGGAACCTGCAACCATATTTACTGTTGTATATCCTTGGTCGTATAACTTGACAGCAATATCCATAACGTGTCTTACATCACTATCAGCCATGACAGATCTTGCATGTTTAGGAAACATCTTACGCAGGAATTTAACTTTTTGTTTAAAGTTAAGAGGATTCTTTTTAGGGTCTTGTGATTTAGAACCGTAGATTCTATATGAGCCACTGGATTCTTTCTTTAGTTTATCAAATAGTTTTTCATGGCCCACTGTAGGTGGATTAAATCTACCAAAGACAAAAGTAATTTCACCTTTTTCTTCTTTTAAATATTGATTAAAACTTATCACTGGTTTCATATTATTGTCCTGGAGTTTTGTTAGCGTTCTTCTTTAATTTAGCTCTATCTGCTTTCTTAATTGATGGCAGAAGTTTCTTAGCTATTCTTTTTATAGCCCCAGCTTTCTTACTGACTTTCTTCTCTAAGTCTGCACGTGCAGAAAAAGATAGGTCAGATTTGTCTTTATTCTTTAGGATTTTTTTCATAATTAATTTACGTGCTGCAACATTTGCTCGTTGCTTCAATTTTTCAGGAGATGCTAATTTTTTAGCCGCTTTCTTTCGGGCTATCATAATTTTAGCTTTGTTTTTTCTAAAGGAGGCCTTCCTTTTTTGCCTCTGCTGCATTGTTAATGCCTCTTGGGCATCACTATACT